GAAGAAGCCGGAAAGCAGGCGGTGGAGAAGGACGAAAAGAGCGGGGAGCAGGTGCTTTCCACCCGTACAAGGGCGACGCTGAAATATGGCGAACTGAGCGGGATGCAGGAATACGAGGGCCTGGACACCGCCATGAGCGAAGCCATCGACCGCCTGCAAAACGGAGAAAAGGCAGCGCAGGCCGCCGTGGACGTGGTGGAGGAGCTGGGCGACGCGCTGGACGAAATCACAGAAATGAGAAACGCCATCCTATACAACGGATACGGATACGACGAAGCGGGAAACGATGTGGGTGAGGGCGTCGTGGGCCTGGTGGACAGGATCATCGACAACCCGGCCATTTATGACGCCCTGAGCGAAGAAGCAAAGCGCAAGGTGGCGGAGTACATCAACCCGGAGAGCGGCTTCGGCGTCGGAAGCAATAACAGGGTGGTGGACGCGGAGACCATGATGAATATTCTCTTTGAGGATATGGAAGACGCATTTTACGCCAGGATCGACAAAGAAAAGAAGGAACCGGGAGAGGAGGAGGACGACAAAACAGGGGCAGCCGTGGCAAAGAGCATAGAGGACGCCATGCAAGCCCTGGAACCGACGCAGGCGCAGAAAGACGCGGCGGAGGCGTTTTGGGATTTGTACCGGGAGACGGGAGACCTGGGAGACGAACGATTCGACGCGCTGGAGGAGCAATTCGAGGGCGCGGATGAGCTGTTCGACAAGCTGATGGAGGCGGTGGACAAGCTGTATGATTCGACCCAGGGCGACGAATGGAGAGACATTGAAGACCTGCCCACAAACTGGTGGATGGACGCGGAAGCGTGGATGCGGACGGGGAGCGAGAACAACGGCATCACCAGCGGCGACCTGGCCAACTTCCGCAGCCTGCCGGGAAGCGTGGCGGCGGCGGTGAAATCCGGCGCGGCCCAGGGCGTCAGCGGCATCAAGGTGTACCTGGACGGCGTGGAAGTGGGCCGCCTGGTGGCCCCGTATGTGAGCGAGACCATCGCCAGGGATGTAATCATGTAAGGAACAAGAGGGCGTGCGGCCAATAAGGAAGGAGCTTGAAAATGAGCTATTTGGACATCATCGTGCCCCATTACAAGGAACCGTGGAAGACCGGGAAAAAGTTTTTCGATATGCTGGGCCTGCAAAGGGGCATCAACTTCGAGGACATCCGGGTGATCCTTTGCCAGGATGGGAAGGAAGGGGCGCTCCCGCTGGCGATCTTCGACGGCTACCCATACAAGGGGGAGACCGTCACCATCCCCCACGGCGGCGTCAGCGCGGCCCGGAACGCAGGAATCCGGGCCGCCACCGCCCCGTGGGTGTGTTTCTGCGACTTCGACGATATGTACAGCAGCGCACTGAGCCTGAAGGTGGCGCTGGAGGCGCTGCATAAGGCGGAAAAGGACGGCATCGTGTACCTGTGGAACCGCTTTATGGAGGAAGTGAACGACGATAACGGGCGCACGGTGATTTATAAGCACGACTGGGACGCCACCTTCATTCATGGGCGCTTTTACTGGAGGCAGTTCATCCTGGACAACGATCTGCGCTTCAATGAGGCGCTGACCTTCGGCGAGGATCAGGATTTTAACACCATCGCGCAGATCATCGCCGGAAACGAGCGGGTGGGCGAAATGAAAGAGCCCATCTATCTGTGGTGCGAAAACGAAGGCAGCGTGACCCGCCGGGAAAAGGATAAGACGGTATTTTACAGCAAAATGCTGGAGCACCGCTTCGCCACGGCGGAGGAGCTGCGCAGGCGAGGCATTGAGGGCGAATACCTGGGCGCGGTGGTGCGCTGCGCAATGGACGCCTACTACGAAATGAACGCCGAAAAGCCAAGGGAAAACGTGCTGAAATGCGAGGGGCAGTTCGCGGCCTGGTGGATGGATCACCGGGCCGATTTTTACAGAGCGCCCCGGAAGATGATCGCCAGCATCTTCACATCGGTGCGCACCTGGGCGGCAAACGCGGGCCTGGTGACGGTGGAAAGGATCGCCCTGGGCGAATGGCTGGAAATGATCGAAAGAAAGTACGCAAAGGCGGGGGGATAAACCATGATACTGAGCCATCGGGCGGCGCTGAACGGGGTGGAGCTGGACAGCATCGACAGCCGCATCCTGATCCAGGGCATCGAGGAAGCGGAAGGGAAAGACCAGATCAGCGCCGTGAGCCTGTTCGGGGGCGTGGGGCAGCGGATCACCAATCAGCACCGGGACACGCTGGACGTGACGGTGCGTTTTTCTATCCGCCAGAAAAAGAGCGATATGCAGGCCCGGAGCGACGTTTTTGAGAAGGTGAACGCCTGGGCCGCTGCCGGGGGATGGCTGACCGTAAACTACAAGGCGGACAGGCGGCTGCGGGTAATCTGCGCAAAGTACCCGACGGCAGGGGATCAATGGAACTGGACGAACACCTACGCCATCGTGTTCCGGGCATACGCCATCCCATACTGGCAGCAGGCGGAGCCGGGAAAGCTGACGGCCACGGGCAGCAGCATCACACGGCAATTCGGCGTGGCGGGCAGCGTAAAGACCGTGATGGATATATCCTTCAAAAACACCAGCGGGGCCACCTGCGCCACGTTCACCGTGAGCGCGGGCGGCAGCACCATCGCGCTGACGGGCCTGGGCCTGGCCAACGGGGAAACGCTGCATATTGACCACACGGAGGACGGGCTGCTGCGCATCCGCATCCAGAGCGGCAGCAGCTACCGCAGCGCCCTGGGCAAGCGCACCACGGCATCCAGCGACGATCTGTGGGTGAACCCCGGAAACGTGACCGTGACCGTAACGGCGCAGCGGACGGGCAGCCTGACCATGAGCTGCGCGGGGAGGTTTGCATGATTAAACTGCAAGGGCACAGCCTGACGCCGGAGGGCCGCTTCACGCCGGAAACCTTCGCCATGAACCTTATGGAGCGGCAAAGCACGGCCAGCATCACCGGGATCGTGGGCGGGCAGGAAAACGCGCCGGATTTGAAAGTAAACGATTGGCTATTGGACGATGAGGAGCCGGGCGCGGGCATCGTGTGGCGGATCAAGACCGACGACAGCGTTTTCAACAGCCGCACCAGCACCTACACCCTGGAGCACGTTATCAACACCCTGCGGGATATAAGCATCTTCGGAGAAGTGAAGCCGGGCGACATCGCGGGAGACAGCGGAGCGAGAACGTGTACGGCGAAGCAGGCGGCCCAGTATGTGCTGGGCCGTCAAAGCATTTGGACGCTGGGCGACTTTGAGTACACGGACAGCGCCCCGTATTCCTTCAACGGCGACGATCTTTTTTCCGCTATGGAAAAGATCACCAGCACCCTGGACGATCCGTGCTGGGAGTACGACCTGAGCAGCCTGCCCTTCAAGCTGCATATCCGGCATATCAGCACGGCGGACGCCTGCGAAATGCGTATGGGCCGGAATATCGCCACCATGCGGCGGACGATAGACCGCACCAATATGTACACCCGCATCTACCCCATCGGAAAAAAGAACCTGCATATCGCCGGGGACTACCTGAGCCAAAACGAGGGCGTTTGGGGCCGGAAAGACAAGGTGGAAACCGACCAGAGCCAAGAGACGGAGGCTATGCTGCGCCTGTGGGCGCTGGATCGCCTGAAGCGGCACTGTGAGCCCATCGTGACCATCACCATCGGCGGCCTGGATTTGAGCCGGGAAACCGGGGAAGACCTGGACAGGCTGACCATCGGGCGGGGGTGCCGGGTGCCGCTGCCGGATTTTGGAATCACCATCACGGAGCGGATCACGAAGCTGGCCTGGAAGAACAAGCGCAAAGAGCCGGAAAACGTGACCGTGACGCTGTGCAACACCCGGCAGGACATCGCCAGCATTATCAGCCAACAGGCGGCTGGAGGCGGCGGCGGGGCCAGGGCAGCGGCGAAGGAAGCAGAAGAAGATCACGCCTGGTTTGTGGACACCACCAGCCACGTGGCGATGGTGGCGGAGGCCATCATCGGCAGGGACGGGGAAACGGTGGACTGGAGCCGGGTGGCGGAGATCATCGTGGACGGCAGCGGCATCCATCAACAGGTGGTGGCGGCCCACGGCAGCATCGTGACGGCCTTCGGGCGGATGGACATGACCGAGGAGAGCATGGCCACCGTTTTCCAGAAAACGGGCGTCAACAGCCTGGGGCAGAACGAGACCCTATACGGGAAAGTAACAGAGACTGCGGAAAGCCTGACGGCAGAGTACAACCGCGCCACGGAAGCGGAGGGCAGCCTGAGCGGGCGGATCACCGCCACGGCGGAAAGCCTGCAAGCGGAATACACCCGCGCAACGGAAGCGGAGGGCAGCCTGAGCGGGCGGATCACCGCCACGGCGGAAAGCCTGCAAGCGGAATACACCCGCGCAACGGAAGCGGAGGGAAGCCTGAGCACAAGGATCACGGCAAACGCGGAGGGGCTGACCAGTAAGGTGAGCGCGGGCGAAATCGCCAGCACCCTGAACCAGACGCCCCAAAGCATGTTGATCCAGGCCAGAACGATCAACCTGGACGGCTACGTGACCGTTTCGCAGCTCAACGCCGTGGACGCGAAGATCGGGAACCTGACCACGGGCCTGACCACGGCCAGCCTGCTAAAGGCGACCACGCTCCAGGCGACAAACTTTTCCTTCAATGGCGATTATGCGAGATGGGGCACCCTATCCCTGGGCAGCATCAAGAGCATGACCGTCATGACGCACAGCATCGAAAACAAGGACTTCGATCACTATCACGGGATCACCTTGACGGAGAGCAACGGCGTTGTGACGGCCACCATCGGGGCGGCCCAGGCATCGGAGGGCACCGCAAATTTTAATATAGCCGCTACGCAATATTACATCGACGGCGTGGCGGCGGCGGAAACAACGGGATGGAACGCGGCGAGGGCCATGGTGGAGCCGCCCGCGCAGGGGGACGGCACATCCTTCACGGTGAAGGTGCCCAGTGCAACGCAAAACCAGCAGCAGACATACACCTTTACCATGCAAAAGGGCGCGACGCCAGGCAGTACCGGCTATGCAAGCGTGGCGCTGGCCGGAATCCTGGTGGGCCGGATCGAGATCGGGAGCTGGTATGACGCGGGCGCTGCCTCTGTCACCATCCCGGCGGCCAACGTGACGGAATACCAAAACGCCGTTTACAATTCCACAACGCACAACACCACCATTTACATCCAGGCGGAGGCCAGCAACGGAGCCACACGGCAAAAGACTTTTCACGTCTCCGGCGCGGATGCGTATGCGGCGGGGATCACGGCAGGCGAGGGCCATTTCAGCCAGGCCACCGTGACGCTGCAAGGCGCGTCCGTCAGCGTGACGCCCATAAAATCCACCAGCGCCATCCGCATCGACGAAACAGCCGTCACCCTGTACAACGCCGGAACGGTGACGAAGAATGACCGGGGCGACAGCGTGACGGCCCGGCCCGTGGTGTCCTCCGGCGGAACAGTGTATTATACCGCCGGAACAGCCGTGACAAAGTACAAGGGCAACGGCGGGGAGTTCACCGTGCAGGGCAGCGCAGGGCCAAAGCTGGTATTCTATGGCACTCAGGTGACGCTTTATAAGAAAAATTCAGACGGCACCTACACGTCGGCAGGGATGCACAACTGGTATTACACCGACAGCTCAAACGGCACGCAATACTACAAGGCCGGAACAGTGACGAAGTATGCACGCGGGGACAGCGAGAGCATCACGCCAATATCGAGCACGTCGGTGCGGCTGGGAGCATCTGGCACCTATTACAAAGGCAACGGCGGGGAGTTCACCGTGCAAGGCAGCGCCCAGGACGCCTACAAGAAGCTGACATCCGGCGGGAAAATCTACTACCAGGCGAACAGCCAGGCGACCTACTACCAGGCCGGAACGCAGGACAGCAGCACCTACTACACCAGAAACGATTAAAGGGAGGAAGAAACCATGAAGCAAGACGCATTGATCCAAGCCTACAAGGCCCTGCAAAAGCTGGCGGGCCAGGAACTGCCCATCAAGATCGCCTGCGCAATCCACCGCCAGATCGTCGCCATCCGCCCGGCCTGGGAGTTCCAGCTGGAGGAAGAAAGGAAGATCATCGGCAGGCTGGGCCCGGAGGTACAGCCAAACGGAGATTTGCAGTTCAAGACCGTGGAGGACGCGGGCGCGTTCCGGGCGCGGATGCTGGAGATCGCAGACATGGACGTGGAGGACATCAGGATCGACCCCATCATCCTGCCGGACAGCCTGGACGCCATACTGACGGTCAGGGACATCGAGGCGCTGGATGGATTCATCACCTTCGCGGAGGTGTAAGCCATGCGGCAGATCGAAACGGCAGCCGGGCGGAAGCATCCGGCGAGTATGTGCGGCGCTGCGGAGGGGTATCTGCATATCACCATCGAGGACGGGGCCAGCTTCGCGGCGGTGGTGCGGGAATTTTCGGACGCGGAAAAGACCGCCACCATCACCGACTGTTTCGGCGAAATGACGGTGACGCACGCTGGATATACCAGCCTGACCGTGGTGAAATGGGAAGGCGGAAACACGTACCACATCATCCTGGAGCATGGAGCCCAGGAATAAACAGAGAGAGGTGAAAAACCAATGTTCCAGGTTGACGGCGACACCATCACCCTGAGCCGGGGAGACACGGGATCGGTGACGTTCCGGGCGACGGGCCACACATTCGCGGCGGAAGACCGGGCGCTGTTCACCATGAAAAGCCCGGAGGGCACCATCGTGAAGCAAGGCGCGTACCAGATCGAAAGCGGCGGCGTGTTCACGGTGTATTTCCTGAACGCGGACACGGATTATTTGGCCCCCGGCCAATATACCTACGACGTGCGCTACGTGATCGGCCCTTACTATGACAGCGAGGGCAAGATCGTGGACGGCGATCAGGTAATCACGCCGAAGCTGCCGAAGCAGATGATCCTGCTGAACACCGTGGGCAATATCTAAAGAGAGGAGAGCAGGAGAGAAAATGCCGAACGAAATCATTTTACCCGTGGAAGACCCGGAAAACATCGAGCTGGAGATGGAAGTTTCTGCGGGCGTGACCATCAAGGCCCCGGTGGACAGCACGCTGACCCAGGGCGGCATGGCGGCGGACGCGAAAGCGGCGGGCGACCTGATCCGGCAAAACGCGGCGGGCATCGCGGAGCTGGAGGAAACGGCGGCGGAAAAGGTGCCGAAGCCCGCAACGGACGGAACGGCGGGCCAACTACTGCAAACGAACGGCGACGGCACGACGGCCTGGACGACCCAGGGCACGCCCACGGCGGCCCAGGTGGAGACGGCGGTGGCGGCATGGCTGGCAGCGCACCCGGAGGCCACCACCACCGTGGAAGACGGGGCCGTGGGCTGGGCGAAGCTGGACAAGGCCCTGAAGCTGGCGGCGGAAATCATCCCCGGTACCACGCAGAAACCCACGTTCAGCGCGGCAGGCGTGATCCAGCAGATCGTCCACGAAGGCGCGGGCGGCGCGGCGGTGCGGACGGATGTATTCACCATCACCAGCAGCGCCATCACCGAAGTGCGCACCCTATCCACGGGCCAAAAGCTGACGCTGACCACCACGCTGGCCACGAAGCAGACCAGCATCGTATATTCTGAATCTTAACACGGGAGGGAAAAAGAAAATGGGCTACAACATGGCAGACCTGCAAGGGGAAAAAGCGGAACGCATGGCGGCGGCGCTGGAGGCCATCGCGCTGAACGGAGCCGGAGCCGTGGTATCGGATCAGAACTGGAAGGCAGCGCAGAACCTGGTGCGGGCGGGCCTGGGCGCGAAGGCGTACCCCGTGGGCACACAGTTCCAGGTGCACAAGGAAAGCAGCCTGGCGGCCACCCTGGGAACGCACACGGGCATCGCAGGCGTGACGGTGGATGAGGAGACCTTCCTGGCGGCTGAAGGCATCGTGGGCAACGGCGTGCATGAGTTCACCTTCGACGGCGGGGCCTGGATTTACGACGGCAACCCCGTGCGCCTGGCGGACTTCGGCCTGAGCGTGACGGGAACGGCGGCGGAAGGCGATGAAATCATCGTCACGGAGGCGTTTGATACGATCCTCTTTGACGTGGTGGATCACCGACAGATCACCGACCCCGTGACGGGCGAAAGGAAGCCGGGCATGGTGCTGTTTATGCACCATTGCATCTACGGGCGGCAGGTGGACGCCAGCGAGGCCATGTACTACGCGGCGGAGGCGCTGCCCGCCGGGAACTACTGCTTCACGGTGAAAAATCAGACGTGGTACACGGCGGACAACGATAAGACCTATTATTTCACGCTGACCCAGGACGTGCCCGCCGGGGGCCAGATTTGCCTGAGCATGACCCACAACGCCACGCTGGAGGGCAAGAGCGCGAAGACCTACGCCAGCCCGACCAGCACGGAAGCGATCGAGACCGCCACCCTGAGCGCCACCGCCCTGACCGGGGCCGTGAACCTGGGCAACACCGACGGCACGGCGCTGAATCATATGCACCGCATCATCATGGGCAGCAATAACTACAAAGAAAGCGCCATCCGGCAGTGGATCAACAGCAAGGCGGCGGCGAACGCCTGGTGGAAAAAGACGAATAACTTTGACCGCCCGGCCAGCTATGCGAACGTGGCGGGCCTGCTGCATGGCATGGACGCGGACTTCCTGGCCGTGGTGGGCCCCGTGATCGTGCCCTGCAAGACGAATAACACCTATGAGCTGCCGGGCTGGACGCTGAACACGCAATACACCGTGGTGGACAAGTTCTTCCTGGCGAGCCGGGACGAAATGGGCTACGGCGTGGAGAATAAGGCGGAGGGCAGCGTGTTCGCCCTGTACAACGGGGCCACCAACGCGGACAAGATCAAGCGCGATCAGAGCGCCCAGAGCACTGCCCGCTACTGGTGGTTGCGCTCCCCGCACCCCGGCAACGCGCGCAACGTGCGCGGCGTGTACCCGGACGGCTCCCTGAGCTACAGCGGTGCGAGCGACGGCGGCGGCGCGGCGGCGGCTTGCGTAATCTACTAATCCGGCCATCCCCCGCCCGGAAGGGTGGGGGATGAACCCCATCGAAACACGCGGCGGCAAGCAGGGAGAGGGAAACGATGAGCGTGCCAAAAGGCGACAGAAAAGAGGGAAAATTGCAGATCATCACACAACTGCAAGCCCTGAATGTATATACCATCCAGATATGCAAGAATGAAAAGAACTTTCCGAAGCGGGACAGATGGCTGCTGACGCAGCGGATCGTGGAGCAGGCCACGATGGCCTACACCGACGCCAGGAAAGCAAACGCCATTAAGGTGGTCACGCTGGAAGACTACAAACTGCGCCGGGAGTATCAGATACGATGCAGGTGCGACCTGGAGGCACTGTTGGGCTTGATCGAGATCGCGTACATGGCCCTGAGTCTGGAAGGCAGCCGCGTGGAATACTGGACGAAATGCGTCATGGATTGCGAGGACAAGCTGGCGACCTGGAGAACCAGCGACAGAAAACGCTATAAGGACGTGCTGAAAGATGATCCCGCCATGACAATGGCGAAATCATAAGGTTTGCCGCTATAAGCACTGCCCGCTACTGGTGGTTGCGCTCCCCGAACCCCGGCAACGCGAACAACGTGCGCAACGTGAACCCGGACGGCTCCCTGAACAACAACAATGCGAACAACGGCAACGGCGCGGCGGCGGATTGTGGGTATATGCGAGATTAAAGTAAGGGCAGGCTGCCAGGTACGTGCCACGAAATCAAAGCATCCACACAAGGAGCGGCAGACCTTCTCCTCATGGCGTAATGCCTGAAGGGAGGAAAATGAGCCGGGGACGCTGACGGCCTGCGGGCCGGGCAGCTATCAGCCCCGGACGATTATGGACGAATTTGAAAGAGCGGTATCCTTCGACAATCTGTACGACGGATTGCGAAAGGCCAAAAGATCCGTCATGTGGAAGGACAGCGTGGCGGGGTACAGCCTGGACGGGCTGAAGAACACGGCGAAGCTGCGGGAGGAAATCCTGCGCGGAGAGTATGAAATCAGCCCATATCAGCGGTTTGTGATCCATGAACCGAAAACCAGGGAGATCGTGGCTACGCGCATCCGGGACAGGCAATTCCAAAGAAGCCTTTGCGATAATATCCTATACGGGGATATGACGCGGGGCTTTATTTATGATAATTGCGCCTGTCAGCGGGGCAAGGGCGTGGACTTTGCCCTGGATCGCATGGAAGAACACCTGCGCCGATATTTCAGGGAAACGGGGAGCGCGGACGGGTGGGTGCTGAAATGCGACATCCGGCACTACTTCCCGGAAACGCGGCACGACGTGGCCAAGGCTGCGGTGCGCAAGCGCGTCCGGGATGATCGCGCATACCAGGCAGCGGCGGACATCATCGACAGTTTCGGCGGAGAAAAGGGCATCGGCCTGGGCAGTCAGGTGAGCCAACTGATCGAGCTGGCGGTGCTGGACGATCTGGATCACTTCATCAAAGAGCGGCTGCGCATCCGCCATTATGTGCGGTATATGGACGACTTCATCCTGATATGCCAGGAGCGGGCGACGCTGGAAAACGCGCTCAGGGAAATCCGGGCGCGGGTGGAGGCGCTGGGCCTGGAGCTGAACCAAAAGACGCAGATCGCACCGCTGAGGCACGGCATCCGCTTCCTGAAATGGCGCTTCATCCTGACGGCCACGGGCAAGGTGATCCGCAGGATGAACAGCCGGAGCATCACAAAGGAACGCCGGAAGCTAAAGAAGATCGCGGAAAAGGTAAAGGCCGGGGCCATGCCGCCGGAATATATGTGGGAAAGTTTCCAGAGCTGGCGGGCGAACGCGGAGCGAGGAAACACGAACTTCATCGTGCGGAAGATGGAGCACCTGTACAAACAACTGGAGGAGGAGATCGAGCATGAAAGAAGACATCAAGGTGCCGGAGAGCATCCGGCTGGCCAGGGCTGCGGCCAGGGCGGAAGCGGCGGCGGAGCGGTGCGAGAAGCTGGCGAAGCTGCTGGAGCTGCGCCTGGCGGAGACTGAGGAAGGCCAGGACGCCCTGGAGCGCCTGGACGCCCAGGACGCGGCGATCTGTGAACTGGCGGAGATCGTGGGAGGTGAAATGTAATGGTGAGGTTTTACGTTGACCGCATCAAGGCCGGAAAGCTGACGCTGGAGCAGGTGCCCGCCCGCTGGCGAGAAGCCGTGGAGGAGGCGCTGGGCCCGGATCAGGGCGAAGAACAGGGCGGCGAGGGCGAATGAGCATCATCGCCGAAATGGGAGAGCTGCTATGCGCTGCCGCTGGAATCATCCAGCGGCAGGCCGCGCTTTTGGAGATGCACGGCATCCAGACGGAGGACGGGAAACTGGAGCGGGACACGCAGGAAACGCTGGAGGACATCCGGCAGATCGCCGGGACGGATGAAAACAGGTGCGTGTGCTGCGGCAGGGTGATCCCGGAGGGCCGCCAGGTGTGCCCGCTGTGCGAGAGGAGGTGAATGTATGTACAGCATGAGCCAAGTGGACACCATGATCGACAACTGGACAAGGATCGGCATGAGCAAGGCCGAAATCATCGTCATGGCAGCGGAGGCGTGCCTGGGCTGGCCCTATGTATTCGGCGCACGCGGGGAAGCGTGTACGCCGAAAAACAGGGACAGGCGGAGAAATGCGGCATATCCGACCATCGTGAGCAAATGCCAGGTATTGAGCGGCAAGCGGCCATCCTGCGCGGGGTGCGAGTGGGGAGAAGGCGCGAGGATTTACGACTGCCGGGGCTTTACCTATTGGCTGCTGCTCATTGTAGGAATCACGCTGAAGGGCGCGGGGGCCACAAGCCAATGGAACGAGGAAAGCAACTGGGCCAGGAAAGGCCCCATTGCGGAAATGCCGCGAGACAGGGTGTGCTGCCTGTTCAAGAAAAAAGGAAACACCATGAGCCACACCGGGATGTATGTGCTGAATGGGCGGATCATCCACTGCTCCGGGACGGTGAAAACCGGGAAGATCACGGACAGCGGGTGGACGCACTACGGCCTGCCTGCCGGATTATATGGAGATGAGCCAATGCCAGAAACGAAACCGACCCTTTGCCGGGGAGATCGCGGCGAATGGGTGAAGACTATGCAGGGCGATTTGATCGCCAAAGGGTACGACCTGGGCGCATGGGGCGCGGATGGAACCTTCGGGAAGCAGACGGAGAAGGCCATGAAAGCGTTTCAAAAGGACAACGGCCTGACCGTTGACGGAATCTGCGGGAAAAAGACATGGGCCGCGCTGGAGGGAGAAACACCGCAGGAAACCAGGTACACCGTCACGATCAGCGGAATGACGGCGGAGCAGGCGGCGCTGCTGTCTCAGCAATATCCGAACGCCGTAAAGATCGAGGAAAGGGGGTGAAACCGATGGGGGAGTTCATAGCGAAGTATTGGCTGGAGTTTGCTTTCGGGATCATCACGGCGATCCTTTCCGGCCTATATGCCCGCCTTGCTAAAAGATTCAAAGCGGAAAAGCTGAAGAATCAGGCCATCGAGAACGGGGTGCGGGACATCCTGCGGATGCAGATACTTGATTCTTACGATAAATGCAAGGCACAAGGCGGCATGATAAGCATAAGCCGGAAGGATGCAATCGACAGCGCATATAAGAGCTACATCGCCCTGTGTGGACATGATGGCACAATTACGCGGGTTTATGAGGAAATCATGGAAATGCCGATCATTTGAGAAAGAGAGGAAAAAGAACATGAAAAAGATGTTTTGCATGATCGTGGTGGTGCTACTGGGCGTGATCCTGATCGCGTGCAGCGTAACCGCATACGCGGAAGGACTGCCGCCTGACGCCGCGCAGGAAACGCCGGGAGAGCCGCAGCAACCCTTCACCTGGGAGCAACTGGCCACCATCGCCGGAGCGACGGCGGCGGTGGTGCTGATTGTGCAGTTTCTGAAGCTGCCGCTGGATCATATATGGAAAATCCCCACGCGGATCGTGGTTTACATCATGGCCCTGGTGATCCTGCTGATCGCTACGGCATTTACCACGGGCCTGACGCCGCAAAGCGCCATCTTGACGGCGGTTAATGCCTTCATCGTGGCGCTGAGTGCAATGGGGGCGTATGAACTGACATTCAAGAAATACGACATCAAGAGGGAACTGTCCGAAGAATAAGAAGGGCCCCGGCATCGTGCCGGGGCCCTTTTTTTCATTTACACGGCGATCGTGTAAATGACCATCCGCGTGTTCGGATGTGTAACAAATGGTGCACCGTCTGTCACACTATCCGAACACCACGGGGCGGGCGGGAGATCGAGATCGTTAAGATCGGCGAGGGTAATGGTGGCGTTTCCTTCTACGCAGTTTATGACAACATGGGCGTAATCATCGAAGACATAAACGGAATTTAGAAAGGTATCAATGAGCTGCTTCCGGCGGGCCGGGCTGGACAGATCATAGTGGGCCATTTTATCCAGGAAGAACAGCAGGCGGTCACGGGTCAAAAGCTGGGACTGGGAGAATTTCAGTTTATCAATGGACAGGATCAGATCGGCGGCGGCATCCTCCAGCGATTTGAGGCGGACGGCGGTGGAGCTGTTCCAGATACCTGATTCTATGGCACGATTGACATTATCAATCTTTTTTTGCGTTTCGTGCAATTCTTTTTCCATCGAGGCCAGGGGCGACTTCTTTTCCTGCTGTTTCTGCGCTTCGATGATGGCATCGGCGATCTTTTCCCGCTCCGGGCCTGTGAGACACTGATCCACGATGAAGCGGAGCACCGTCTCCTCCAGGTATTCCTTGCGCAGGGAACGCTTGCGGCAGCCCTTCCGGGATTTATGGCCCTGGCAGGTGTAATAATAATGAGTGGCCCCGTTTTTGGATGTGCCGGAATCGCCGATCATGGCGGCCCCGCAATGGCCGCAAAAAGCCTTCCCCGTCAAAAGGAAATCCGTCTGGCCCTGTTCCACGTGGCGGCCTGTCTTTTCCTTCATGCGCTGCGCTGCCTCCCATTCCTTAGAAGTGACGATGGCGGGCATACCACCGGGGACGCGAATATCCGACCAGATATAGGTGCCGACGTATCGCTCGTTTGAAATAATGCGGATGATGGCCTGCGGAGAGAAGGCGCAGCCGCGCACCGTCTTCATCCCGGCGGCGTTCAGATCGGCGGCGATGGCGGCGGCGGAAAAGCCCTGGGCGTACCGGGTGAAGATGGAGCGAACGGCGGCAGCTTCATCCTGCTGGAGGATATAGCGGCCATCCGGCCCGCGCCGATAGCCGAAAATGGGACAGCCGTTGGAGATGCACTTCATGGCATTGTCACGGTGGCCCCGCGTGACGTTTTCGGACAGATTGCGGGAGTACCATTCGGCGATAGCTTCCAGCATCCCCTCCGTAAGCACCCCGGCGGCCCCGGCGGGGATAGGCTCCATCGCGTACAAAACAGACACACCGCTGCGGCGGAGCTGCGATTTGAAAATGGCCGCTTCCTCCCGGTTCCTGCCGAAGCGATCCACCTTCCAGACGATCACGGTATCAAACTGCCCGGAAGAAGCGGCGGCGAGCATGGCCAGGAAATCGGAGCGGGCCGCTGTGTTATGAAACCCGGACTTTGCGTGATCCGCGTATTCATGCACCAGGGTGTAACCCTCCCGATCCGCGAAAGCGCGAATATCCCGGAGCTGCTGTTCGATGGACACATCCCGCTGGCCCGCTGAGGAATACCGGGCATAGGCCACCGCCGTTTTCGGGCGGCAGGCCGTTTTTTTCGTTTTGGGCATACTGCCTCCGATCAATGGAAAAGGCCCGTATATGGGAAAAAGCGGATCGGGCCACTTAACACGTTTACGGTGGCACCATAAGGAAGATAGATTTTTCCAATTTCTGTGGAACCATCGGAAGAAATCATATAGGTGTGAGTATAACCGCCATCGTGAAGATCGACATCAAGGATGCAAATTTCATAGCGGGCAAGGCCGGGAAGTTCAGCCCGGTATGTTCCAGCAGGGAAATCCTCACCGACGATATAGCCTTCGCCTTCGGGGATAACTACGCCGTCAGGATCAGACAGGGCGGCTTTTTTGAAAAGATAAAGCTGAACGACCCTGTTTAAGTTCATCAATTCTTCAAAGGTGCAGGATTCAAAGAAGGCTTCGAGATCGGTAACATCCTCCGAGAAGGCAACAGCAGGAAGCAGGAAAAGAGCAAGAGCGAGAGCAAGCAGCTTTTTCATGGTGGCATCCCCTTTCCTATATACGTTACATTGCCGATTGTGAGGAATCTTTTTCCCGTGGGTGACTGCGGAGCATTTCAACGGCATCGGCACGCGCACGATCATCCGCCAGGCGATAAGCGGAAACAAGGGCTTTTTCATCTGTGGTCAAATAGACGGAGCTATCTTCATCCCCGCACACAAGCCAATCGAGCGTACAGCCGAAATAATTACAAATGGCCCGAAGTTTCGGCAGGGTGATCCCTTCATAGCCTTTGTCCCACCAGGCGTAAACGGTGGCTTTTCCAAGGCCAGCACCAGCGGCAAACTGGGCCTTGTTAATCCCTTTTATTCGCATGAGCTGTTCAATTCTATTGAGAAAATCCATTGCCAGCACTTCCTTTCTTCAATAGAATAGCACAAACAAGGAAACGAAGCAATAAAAAAGTAAAAGGAATTATAATATTTTTGTTGACAAGTCGAAGCAATTTGATTATTATATACATGACGGTCAAAGCAATTTGAATTTTGGGAGGAGGAGAATAGCAATGTACCCCAATTTGATGGCGGAGATGGCCCGCGCAAGAATCCAGCAGAAGGAGCTGGCCAAAGACCTGGGCATCACGGAAAAGACCATGAGCGCGAAGATGCGCGGGGAGGCCGATTTTAAGCTGGGCGAAATGCGGGTAATCAGAAACAAACTGGGCAAGACGATGGACTACCTGTTCGACACAGCGCAGCCCGCATAAGCGGACAGAAGGGAGGAACCGGGATGCGTGTGCTTATTGCCTGCGAAGAAAGCCAGGCCGTGTGCATGGCCTTCCGGGAGCGGGGCCATGAAGCCTATTCCTGCGACGTTCAGAAATGCGGGGGGGGGGCATCCAGAATGGCATATCCGGGCGGACGCGCTGGAGCTGCTGAAAATGCGCTGGGATTTAATCATCGCGCACCCGCCATGCACCTACATCACGAGCGCAGGCGCGACAAGGATGTTCAACAAGCAGCATGAGGTGATCGACCGAGGGCGCGAAAAGAAAATGTTTGAGGCCGTGGCGTTCTTCATGCGCTTCCTGGAGGCGGACTGTGAGCGGATCGCCGTGGAGAATCCGGCACCTTTGCACCACGCAGGGCTGCCGCCATATACGCAGATCATACAGCCGTATATGTTCGGGGAGCCCTGGAAAAAGCGGACTTGCCTATGGCTGAAGGGCCTGCCGCCATTGGAGCCCACGAAAATCGTGGAGCCGCTGGCGTGCTGGGTGCATAGCTACGGCGGGACAACGTGCCGGACAAAACTTCACACGCCCGGCATCATAGGGAAAAGATCAGCAAAGGAACGGAGCAAGACCTTTCCAGGCATCGCCAAAGCGATGGCGGAGCAATGGGGATAAAGAGACAAGAAAGGAAGGGACGAAAATGGAGCTTTTGCAGTTCATGGTGGTGAGCCTGGCGGCCATCGGGGCCGTGGCGCTGCTGTCGGAGCCGGAAACGCTGGAGGAGCAGGCGGAGCGCCTGGAAAAGGAACGGGCAAAGAAAGGGCACCTCATCCGGTGGCGGGGCCGCCACCTTCCCATCAAAGGAAAGGCAGAAGGGAGGAACAGGGCATGAAATTGAAGGAACTGCTGCGGATGATCGACCCGCGAACAATCGTTAGCGTGGGCATCAAAATGCTGAACGGTGAGTTCTGGGAAGTATTCGAGGGAGAAGCAGGAATAGCGGCTGCAAATATCAAGGACGTGGAAAAGTACACCGCGCACTACATCAAGGCAGCCTATATCCTTGCCTGGAAAATGCAGGGGATCATCATTGATGCGCACGAGGAGGCGGAGACATGAAATACAGGATCACGGTGAGCTTCGGCCCGTACCGCTTCGCGGCGGACTGTGAAAACGTGGCGGTGGCGTTTCACTACCTGGAGGCGCTGATCCTGTCCCCCATGTTTTACGGGACGCAGGAAATCAAGGAAGAAGCCTGCGCCGGGTATCTGCTGGAGCTGGCGAACCTGGCGGAACGCCGGGCGGATCACTTTGAAAACCATCTTTTCCGGGTGGAAGTGATCCGAGAAGGGAGGCGGCGCGGGTGAGCAAGATCGAGAAAACGGCAGCGCGGGCGGACGGGTTTGTGATCCTGATCGATGGCCGCTACGTGAGCGCAATCCTGGCCAACGGGAACCCGGAGACGCCAGTGGTGTACTACACGAAAGACATTGACGAAGCGAAAGCCTGGAAGACGCCGGGCGCTGTGCGAAAGGCGAGGGCAAGGGTGGCCAAGGGCGGCATGATCCTGGTTTACAGCCTGGAATGCAGGAAAGACGGGCCGGGCAAGCAGCGCGTACCGTGCGGGATGCTGGCCAAAAACGGCACCGTGACGATTTAAGGAAGGGGCGGAAGCATGAAAAACGTGATCGTGACCTATATGGCCGAAGTACAGAATAACGGCATCCCGGAGCAGGGAGAGGCCGCCATGAGCATCCAGGTGAGCGACGGCGTGGCGCTGGCGCTGCTGGTATCAAAGAACATCGGCGAAAAAGTGAGCATCCAGGTAAAGATCGAGGAAATCCTGCGGGCCAATGAGCTGCTGAAGGGCCGCTGCTATGTGCCGGGGAGCATCAAGTGTTTCCGGGCGGATCGTGGAGGAACGCCATGAACACAAAGGACATCCGGCAGGGCCGGAGCTATACGGCGATGGAGCTGGTGGCGAAGCTGCGGGAGATAGCACAGATCGGGATCGTGAACGCGAACCGGGACACCACCATCCTGCGGCAGGCGGCGGACATGATGCAATATTTGGCGGAGTACAAAATCAATCACCTGCCACCGCCAACGGATCGGGACTATTCGCTGCTGCTGGAGGAGTGTACCAACCGGGGCGCACGCATCCGGGAGCTGGAGAAGAAACTGGCGGAGGCCACCTCATCCGGCGGCAGAGCCGCCACCTTCCCATCCAGGGGAAGGCTTGACGAAGAAGACGACAAGACCGCCTCCGGGCTGATCGAGGAGGATTGAGCATGGGAATGTTTACGGATGTATGCAAGGCCGCGCAAACAAGCAAGGCCATTAACGAGATCGCGGCGGACAAGCTGACAGACATGGAGCAGACAGCCCTCAGCCGCCTGCTGAACAGCCTGCTGGACGCGGAAGGCAAGGAAGACGAACGGACAGCGGCGCTGGTGTATCAGGGCGCGGTGGACTTCCTGTGGATGGCGTTTCGGATCACCCTGGAAGAAAAGCACCAGCTCTTAGACCTGGGAGGCTGACATGGGCGAACTAAAAGGGCAGCTCATGTTTTCGGAGGCGGCGGCCATCGTGGAGGAAGGGAAGCGGGAGCAGTACCAGGCGTTTGTG